GTCGTTGTACATAGTTTCCATCAGTTCAGGTAAGAATCCCTTCTTATCTGTTTTAAACAAAGCACCATTAGGTGTTAGTGTTACCCCATTTAATATAGATGTATCTACTTCCTTATTAAGTAATTTGTCTACATTCATTCCTGGAACTTTCTCATCTTTAGACACTAAAGTTTCAGGTGAAATATTATACTGCATTATTAAATGCGGATACAAACTATTTAGGTCAAATGAAAGTACCCAATCATGAGAACCAACTTGTGGATCTTTTACATAAGCACCGATAAACTGTTCACCCTTTTCACTTGAGGTCTTTTGAGGTATGACTATATTCTTTTCTTTTAAGTAGTTGTAGATTAACACATCCCAATATTTTACAGAACCAAGAACATCCATGTAATTTACTTTTCCGTCATATGCCATAGTTAGACATAATTCAATTAATCTCATCTTGTCTTCAAGTTTATCTACAATCTCTACATCTTGAATGTTATAATCAATAAAAGATTGATAGTCCTTTGTATACCAATCTTTGAATGTCTCATAAGGATTATCATCCTTTCTTTCGCCCAACTCAACATATGCGATATGGTCAAGTCTATAACTCTCACGATTAGTGTATGTAAACTTTCTATACAAGTCATAATAATCTAGATGACCGACACCTAGAATATCAAACAACTCTTGTTTATGTCCCATCTTAACAATGACTTTATTAGAAACACTCTTCCAAGGAGATAGTCTTTTTATTTCTTCTTCACCAAAAACATTTTTAATACGATTACATATATATGGGATATCAAAGAACTCAGTGTTCCAACCAGTAATAATATCAGGACAGTTATTTTCCCAGAAAGATAAAAACTCTTTTAGTAAATGTATCTCGCCATCACAATTAATATATGTAACATCCTTTCTATCTGTTTTATAATCACCGATACCCCATACTAATATTTGTTTGTTTTGATGATTTTTAATTGTGATTGATAACATTGGTTCGATTGCTTTTTCTGGAGAAGGAAATCCATTCTCACAAGCAACCTCAATGTCAATAGTAAAAACTAGAAGTTTATCAATGTCCCAATCTATATTACCTTTGTATGTGTCAGAAAGATAACTATATTGATACATGGTATTACCATAAACTAGATGTGATTGGTCTTTATAGTTTTCGACCCACTCCTTCGCATCACGAATAGTAGGATGTTTGACAGGTGCCACATTTCTACCTTGTAAGGTTTTGTAACCAGTTTCTCTAGTTACAGGGCAATATAAAGTTGGGGAATATCTAACTCTGCTGTTAGTTCTTTTCCCATCTTTATATTCTCTTAGTAAAAGATTATTGCCCCAAAGTGCGACATTAGTATAAAAGTGCATAATATAGTATTCTCAGTTATAGGCATATAGTATAATATATTCATCGAGTTTTGTCAAGTATTTTAGAACTTATATTTAGTAGTTATTTCAAATTTAGATGAGTTAACATCATCAGATTGCTCAAATCCTTCATACTTACCTGTAAGTTCAAAACTTGAGGTCAAGTCTTTTTGGAATCCGAACTCGTAAGTTTTAGCAGCATTACCACTAAACCAGTTTTCACCATCGTCAATTTGTTCTGCGATACCGATTTCAGCATGTAATTTAAACTTGTTAGCAGTAGTCCAACTATTGCCTAATCTAATATGGTTCGTAGTTCCACTGTAGTCTGAGTCTTTGTATGCAAACTCATGTTTTGTAGTGATATATGGATCTGCTGTTGCGATAGATGAAAACATAATTGCTGTAGCAATTAGTAATACTTTATACATTAAGTTCCCCTTGTTTCTCAATCAAAAATTTTTCTTCATTAGTTGGATAGTTTGCCATTAGTGTTGCTAGATTATCAGTAGCAGTAGCAAGTTTTGTCATTTCAGCATTTACTGCATCAACTAAATCTGGGTGTTCACCTATACCCACTGGACTATCAATATATGCTTGAATGTTTGCCTTCGCAGAAGCAACCTCATATTCATACTTTTTCTGCAAAGCATTAATTATTTGTGACATCTTTATCTCCTTTATTCATTTTATAATTTTCTATCGCACTCCTTATAGCATCTTCTGCTAAGACAGAGCAATGTATTTTCACAGGTGGTAGTGCTAACTCTTCTGCGATATCGGTGTTTTTAATTTCAGATGCTTGGTCAAGACTCTTCCCTTTAACCCACTGTGTGAGAAGACTAGAACTAGCGATAGCACTGCCACAACCATAAGTTTTAAATTTTGCGTCTTCAATAACACCATCATCGTTTACTTTAATTTGTAGTTTCATCACATCGCCACATGCAGGTGCACCCACCATACCAGTACCAACTGATTTGTCATTAGGATCGAAAGTTCCAACATTTCTTGGATTTTCGTAATGGTCTAAAACTTTTTTTGAATATGCCACTTATATAACTGCCTGTTTCTTTTTGTTACCAATGTTATATTTTGTTTCTAAAGTCCATTCATCTTTTTCTTTGAATGATATAACTTTAATTTGACTTAATGGTGCGATTGGTTCTGGAGTTTCTTTCATAGTAATCAATCCCCAGTCGCCAAGAAGTTTCACGATTGTGTTTCTTCTTGCTATATCATTCTCAGTCAAATTTGTATCCTTGCCATCAAGTGCAAAAAGTTCTTTGAAGTGTACTATGAAATATTTACCTTGTTTATGTAATATATGACACGACTGATATAACTTTCTTTCTTTACGAGAAGCAACACCAATACGAGAAAGTGTTTCTCTAACCTTCAAAAAATCGTCTGGTTCTTTTAATGCAACCTCGAACATTTGCTCTTGTGACCATGTGTAATTATCTTCCATGTTTGCCACCTTTATTCAATCTATCTTTGATAGAGTTTAATTGTTCATCATCTAGCATATTAAGAGCAGACTTTGCTTTTTCATTACTATATCCATAATACTCTTTAACATACTCTAGATCTTTCAGTTTACTCGCTTTCATCCACGCACTGTATCTTTTACGAGTTCTCAAGGTATTTAGTAAAAAATCAAACTGAAGTTTGTTATCTAGATGATGAAACCTATTCATTTCGTTTACAAGATGAATAGTATCGTTAAAGGGTGCAAGACATTTATTTACTACGAATGCTGGATATTTCTTTTCCCACATAGGATCTTCGGTATCCATTAATCTTTCTTTGTTATAATTTATCGCATTTAGATATTCTTTTAATTCATAACTCATTTAAACCTCACTTGTGCCATAACTTCTGTAAGACACGCAAGTAAGTTAATCTCTTGGTCAGCAACAAAGGCAGACTTGTAAGAATAATCAGCAAGTATAACCACTGCGTGTGGTATAGTCGCTGGTTCAATTTTTTCATATAACGAGTCATAAATCTTACGATAGATTCTAACAGGATCGTTATCTAAATTATCAACAATCCACTTTCTAACATTAGTAAACTCTTGTGCTTTCATTGCTGACATTAAATCATTAATGTTAGTATCAGCAATTAAAATACCTGCATCTATTTGACCAGATGCTGAATATCTTTGTAACTCGTTTAACACTCTTCGCCAATCTGGGAAATGTTTATTAAGCACTTCAGCAACAACTTTAGTATCAAACTTAATGTTTTCTTGTTTAAGAATGTTTTGTACTCTAACAAAAAACTCTTTTGCTAGTTGTGGTTTTTCTTCTTTAGGAATGATAAAGTCAACCACACTACATCTTGAATGTAGAGGATCTATTAAACGATTCTTATAATTACATGTTAAGATAAATCCACAGTTCTTATGAAACTCTTCCATAAACCCACGAAGAGCAGGTTGAGTAGATTGAGCATTCAAATAATCTGCTTCATCTAGTATGATATATTTACGACCACCCTCTAGTGATACAGTGGAAGCAAAGTTTTTAATCTTAGTTCTAAGAACATCAATACCAGATTCTTCAGAACCATTTATCATCATCGATGTAACACCCATCTGGTCTAGCATTGCTTTAGCGATTGTAGTTTTACCAACTCCTGGACCACCTGCTAAAATCAAGTTTGGGATATGATTATCGTCAACAAACTGTTGAAATGTTTTCTTTAGTTCTTTTGGTAAAATGCAGTCATCAATCTTACTTGGGCGATACTGCTCCACCCACAAATATTTTTCCATAATATAATCTCAAGTAGTTGTTCAATTTATCCCTCGTATTTTGACTCTGTTTCAAGAGCAATCCAGTATTCAACTGAACGATTCTTACCACTTAGATGACTGATATTTTTAGATGAGATTTCTACATCATAGTTTCCATCCATCAACTTCATATTTTCTACTTTAAAAAAGAAGTCAAAAGTACCTGTACCAGATGTTGTTAAATCTAATGAATAGGTATTTGCTGTATCATTTTTTTTATCTTTTACTTCTAGAGAAGAAACACCAGAAGAATTACTTAATACTAAATCAGGTGCACCTATTACATTTGCTGCTCTTTGTAATTTGCCCAGAGCATCGCTACCGAGTTCAAAAGTTACTTCGGAACTTGGCATAGTAATAGTTTTACTTGGTGATGTAACAACAGAAGAATCTGAATAAAAATACTTCAAAGAATTCTTAGGACTGTTTTCTTCACTGATAGTTACATAGTTATCAGAAAAATCAAGCACTGGACTTGAGAATAAAGATAGAGAAGCAAGGAATTCATTTAGATCGTAAATTGCTACTTCCTTTGTAAAGGTTTCTTCTACATCTGCCTTTGCTACAATATTTTTCATAGCAGACATAGTGAGAAGACTGTTACCCTCTTTTATCATTAAATTCTGATTGATAGATGCAAAGTTCTTCAATACAGAAATGGTATTATCACTTAATTTCATTTTATAATTTACCTCAATAGTTTATTTTAATATTACTTTAGCAGATAGTGTTCTGCGTGTACCTTTACCCCAAAAACAATGTGTTTCTCTTTCTACCCACGAAGGATATATAATCATTGTTCCAACTTCTGGTTTAACTAGTTCGAAGTTTGCTGGTCTTTGTTTATCTAAATTAAAATTAACATTAGACCATATTAGTTTGTCATACGGAATGTGTATAGAATCTTTAGGACACTCCAAGTATAACTGAAATTGTAGTGCTTCTGGTGTTGCTCCTAGATAAGAAGTTTCGCCCTCAAGACTAGATTGTATCTCCATATCTTGGACTTCTAACTTACCATCTATCCACTTATCACATTTATCACTACATTGTTTTACATATTCTCTAGATAGTGTTTCAAAAATAGGTGTTAATGATAATCTAACTTCACTAGTCATACCATTTTCATTTATTTCTTCTATAACTTCTAATGGGAACTCAACACGCATTACTTCAAATGCTGTTACTT